AGCTGTTTTGAGCAACAAAAAAAGACCCGAAAACGCTGATAAAATCAACATTCTCGGGTTTCTGGTTTAATAGCCGGTAGGTCTACATTGTAAGTGCTATATCGTGATAAAATGCTATATAATGCGCGTTCTTTCCTATTATAGAGGTAATAATGTATCATAGAGTGATATCAGTTTTCCGCACGATTTCCGCACGGGAAAAAGAAAAGGAGGAGGCATAACGCCCCCTCTTTTTTCCGCCCGTTAATCAACAAGCTTCAATATTTCCGCTCCTGTAATATACTCCGTCCCCAGTGCTTTTGCAAGACCCGCTCCGAACACGCCGGGAACCTCGACCCCGTTCGGATTCCTGCCCCTCATGTACATGATAATTTCAACTGCCGTCACCATGTCCTGACATTCGCCACGTTTAATGTAATGCCCCTCGAAAGCCTTCTCTGTTTTCGGGCCGATAACGCCATCTACGGAAAGCCCGGCATTCCAATCAACATTCGCCGCCCTCTGCAAACACCTGACAGCGTTCTTCCTGGATTCCTTTCCGTAAACACCATCGCAGTCAATCACATGTCCGGTGTAGTTTACGGAATGTCTCTGTCCTGTTGCAACGACCCTCTGCTCTGGAGTCAGCTCCTGCTCTGGAACATTTCCGCCCATGTACTCCGCCACTCTTGCCTTGAATTTCTGCCACGTCCAGTTCGGACCGTCTCCGGGATTATCAATGTACGGAGACGGGCAATGCTTGGTGGTGATATCCCCGTGACGGAGCAGATGATCCATCGGGATATTGTACTCGGACAGGATCCACGCCGCCAGTTTTGCGCAAGCCTCCTGTGTTTTCTCCGTAAAATACCATGAATCTCCGATGGAGTAGGTTGCGCACTCGATGCCGATTGTATTGGAGTTCCTTGCATACGGGTGTTTGTAGGAGAATCCGCTTGACGCTCCGACATGCCAGAGCTTGTCCGTCACCTCTGCTGCTTGATAACATTCGCCCTGTTTGCTCACATAAAAATGACCCCCGTAGCCGCCGCCATAGAGGTCAGGATTTTCGCCGTTCACGCCGAGATAGTGAATAGCAAGGTATTCGTGGGAGTTTGCGTTGTGTACGGGAACCTGCGAGCGATTCTCCGCAATTCGGTTGATGATTGTAGGCTTTTCCATGTGCTTTGCCTCCGTGTCGTATTTGGTCAAGTTGTGCTTCTCGATGATTCGCATGATAGACGTGGAATAAGACGGGTCTGTGCAATATCCACGGCTCCGCACGCCTTCAATGAGCGTATACGGGTCGCGTGTTCCGAGCAGGTCACGGTACTTATAGGAGCCGCCCACGGAGTATCTTGCGTCATGCATGAACTGGCAGTAATCCGCAAGCCCTGAGAAATAGTCAGGATAGACCCGGAAAACGTCTGTGATAGTGGTCTGCTTACCGCCATACCATTCGGGAGTCTGCTTTGTGTAGGTATCGCCGAGCCAGTACATAGATTTCCATGTGGAGTTGAGCAGTTCTTTTTTCATGCCGACCGTGTTGTAGATGCCCGGCTGAGATAAGTCCGTCACGCCGTAACCGGTTTCCTGACAGGTCTGCGCAATCAGGACGGACGGAAGATAGCCGTAGAGGTTCGCCGCCCGCTGTGCGTCATGTGCGATAAATTCAATCCATTCTTTTTCCGTCATGATTCGCCCTCAACTAAAAAAAGACGGAGACCGAAGTCCCCGCCATATTGTGTTATTCGCCCTTGTCGATTTCGTCCTTTGTTTTCTGGAGCCTGTCCTTGAGGAATGCAGGTATCGCGATTCCTGCTTTATCAAGATTTTCCACAACCGAGATTATTTCCATGAATACGATATAAAGCGATAAGCAGGTCGCCACATGTGCATCATGTGCCATTGGAACCGCATACTCTGCCACACAGCCGAGGATGACGACAAGCAGCTCCCCCGCTTTCCGATAAAGCCCCTTGCGCATGACGGTGCTGTCCCACGAGCTGTTGACGCTTGCCTGTATCCACCCCGTGATGATGTCAGACGCCGCACCGATGAGCGGAAGAAGGATAATCCAGTAAGGCTGTGTGTAGGTGATTTGAGATAATTCCAAAGTAGTTTCCCTCCTCATTGAAAATAGAAAAGCACCGGAGAACGTCCGATGCCTTAGTTACTTAAACAGGTGTTTAGTTTACTCTACGAATATGGCTCGTATTCAGAGCGTTTACTTGCCTGCTCGAACATGTAATCTTGTGCCGTAGCCTGTAAATACACTCTTGCGCTAACGGCATTCTCCGGCGATTTTAGCGTAATGGATTTTCTTGATTGTTCCCAAAACGCCACCCTGCTCATATTTGCGTCATACATAATAATCCCAAGCCATACAGTATTTGACGCACTCAGTGTGTAATCTTCATTTGGTAATATATTAATCAAATCTATACTATAGCGATACTTGGAGTCACTTGCAATTTCACCACTTCCTCTAATATATCCATTACCCCATGTATTCGGATAATCAAATGGAGGAATTAAATTTTTAGATTTATGTTTTTTTCGACCCCCAATCAGCACCCGTCTGCGAATGTTCATCATGTCCATGCCATCACCGCCCCGTATATACCATCCATGATATTGATTTCGTACGTTGTATTAGCTTCTGGCGTGAATGTCCCGTCAGGAAATTTCACCGTACTCGGCAGTGTCAGCACCGTTGCCGTACTTCCAGACGTAAACACCACATCGCAGATACCACTTACACATGGCGTGATGTCAAGTGTCGATACCTCTCCGCAAACATAGCGCACGCCTGACTGCGCCATGATTGTTGGCGTTGTTCCCGATACTGTGACCACGCTCCCCACGGCATCAAGTTTTGTCTTGTCTGCACTCGACATAAGCCCATTAGTAGACTGTGTAGCAACTTCTGTACTTGCTTTGGTATCTAACGCAGTATTGATATTAAGAAGTTCATTACTTAATGCAATATTTTCATTAACGGGTGTGACCGTGTTGTCCTGTGCAATCGCAAATCCCGAAGTCATTACATCTCCGAGAAGCAATCCAGAAATGCCGAAGAACAGTGTGTTATTGTAAATCGTAAAGAGTGGATACGTAATGCTGTTATATACTGCTACAACATCATTACCGCCGATATAAGCATATGCTATTTGCTGATAGGTCTTATCCGCAACATACGAACTATTTTCCTGCGAGATAGTGACGGTAAACTTTGTAACCTTATTCGCCGTAGCATTATCCACGTACTGTTTAACAACCTTATTCTGTACAGGATTTTCCGATATTCCCGACAGCTCATCATCAACCGTTACGGAACCGCCGCCTTCTTTTGCATTGATCTCATTGATAGCTTCGACAAGACTATCCTTGTTGGTTGTGGTCAGCTCCGTCAGGTCGCCAATGTCATACAGGATTTCATTGATGATACTGCCCGACGGTGGATTTACCACTTCCGAATCAATAGCTCTGGAGACGTTGTATCTGTATATCGGGCTTTTCTTTACGAAATTACTCCCAATATACACGACCTGCATTTCGCCATGCCCCTTGACGGAAAGCTCAATATCGGTCACTGTCATGGTCAGCGTCATAGCTTCTCTATTGTCTATAACTTCCGTAGCGTTATAGGCTTCCGTATCGCCGTGGCGTAAGACTCTTATCCTAAAGACCCCGTCACCACACGCAAGCCAGTCCTCATCATATCGGAAGACTATCTTTGTTACTTTATCCTCTCCCTCGTAGCCGATCGAAATCAGCTTGCCGGGAGATGCGTTAAGTTCTTTCATAGGAACTCCTTTTGTTTGAATATTTTTCGCACAGATTCCGCATATAAACGAGTGGTTTATGTTTGTGAAATTAATTCCTGAGTTAAGTAATTATAACAAAGCGTATGTTTTGGCTTTAGATACGAGTCATAAGTACACCCGCATCTTATCAGTTTTATTAAAGTATTTGTTTTGTCTACAATCACCATCGTTCCAGAGTAAAAAGCACCTCTGCTGTCAGGCGTTTTTGTACCTGCATTATTCATTG